GGTCAGACTATTGCCGCGTCCACGGCGGCAAAGACTTGGCACCTGCTCGACGCCTGAAGCAATACCTCTTGACCAAGGCCCAGGACCGCGAGCGGCTGGCCCAGTTTGCGGAAAACGACGCGCTGAAGACGCTTCGAGAAGAGGTGGTCGTCGCCCTGGGTCAATTGGAACGACGGCTGAGTCTTGCCCACCGCTCGGACGCCGAATTTCTGGCCGCCTATCCCGAGGTCGAAAGATCGCTGAGGCTGCTGGCCGGGCTGAAGAAAGACAATTTCTCCCTGGAACAAAAGACCGGTGCGACTCTCTCGCGTGAGCAGGGCTTTGCGTTGGTGCGGTTGATGCTTGAGATCATCGTGGACGAGTTGGAGGGCATCCCGCACTACGAGCAGATCGTCGAGCGGATCACCATGCGAATCCTGCCAACGGTCCAGCGCGCCAGCAATCCTGAAGTCAATCCCGCATGAATCTCGTCTGGTGTCACGTCTGCGGCATCCAACCAGCGATGTTCAACGAGACCCGTTGTGAGAATTGCTGGGCGGACGACCAAGACCACAGCGACCGGCGGCGGCCCGCCAACGTCCACACGATGGTCAACAGTTCGCGGGAGAGGAATGATGTTCCAGTACCGGAAAACCCCGTTCCTCCCCGACGAGTTGAAGGCGGGGGACATCATCGGATTCAGCGGTGATAGCTGGATCAGCGCAGCGGTCAACTTGGCAACCTATGGCATTCCGTTCTGGAGCTTGAGTCACGTTGGCGTTCTCGGGCACGCGGACGACGGCCGGCTGCTGTTGTTCGAGAGCACCCAGCTTGACGGCCTGCCCTGTGAAATCACCGGCGAGGTGTTCCTGGGAACCCAGGCCCACCAACTGGAACATGTCGTCAAGGTCTACGAAGGGAAGGTCTGGCGTTATCCCTTGTATCGGCCCCTTTATCCGACCGAAGACGCACGATTGACCGATTTTCTGATGGCCACGATCCATACGCCGTACAACAAGTTGGGGGCGATCCGAGCAGCGGGCGTCGGTCTGTCTTTTGTCGAGTCCTTGTTACACCCGGACAACCTCAATTCCATCTTCTGCTCAGAACATGTCGCTGCCGCCTACGCCTGTGTTGGCCTCTGGGCGACTGCCAACGTGGCGCGCTGGAGTCCCAATCTCTTGGCGCGGTGCTTGCGCTCGGGCGGGGTCTTACGTAAGCCGAGGCGATTGAAGTGAAGGTGATTCCGCTGGCACAGGGCAAGGAAGCGTTGGTAGATGACTGTGATTACGACTACCTGATGCAGTGGAAGTGGTTCTTCATGCGGAATGGTACACGCCGCTACGCGAGACGGATGGAGTACGCAGGGACGCAACCAGCGTGCATTCTTATGCACCACGTTGTTGTGAAGCGGTCTGGAACGACAATCAGTGGCCAAGATGTTGACCATCGGGACCATGATGGACTGAATAATTGCCGTGCTAATCTGCGAGTGGCAACAAGGTCACAGAATAACGCCAATCAGCGACTTGGACGCCGAAATAGGTCTGGCTTTAAGGGCGTAAGTTGGGATAGCCGGGGGCAGAAATGGCGGGCGCAAATCTGCGTGGCAAAGAATCGCATGTCTCTGGGCCAACACGATGATCCGCGTGATGCCGCACGAGCCTACAACGCAGCCGCGCTGAAGCATTTTGGAGAATTCGCTTGCCTGAATCCGGTCTGAAACGATTGTTGCTGGTGCTCGCATTGCTTGTTCCCTTTGCCGGGTGCGAGGTCAATGGAGATTTTGGAACGCCAGCGGTCCCCCAGGAGCGTCCTACGGTCAACGTGCCACGGGCCGACCGGCAAAGCAATTGGCTTGGTAGCCAAGGGCAAGGTTCGTGCGTCCACGCCACGATGATTTCGCTGCTGCGTTGGCAGGGTCGTTACAGGACGGCGGAAAGTTGGCGGCGGAACCAGGGCGACGGTGAGCACCCGGAAGACCTGGCAGCAAAGTTTGACCAGGCCAATGTCCGCTACGCCTACGTCACCAACGGCGACGTGCGATTTTTGGAATGGGCCTGTCGCACGAGGCGAGGCTGCGGCATCACGATCATGGGCGGAGCCCACATGGTCGCACTTGTGCATCTCGACGACAAGTGGGCCGCGATCCTCGACAACAACAACGTCGAGCGGTTCATCTGGGTTCCGCGAGAGACGCTGATTGCCGAGTGGAAGGCGAGCTACGGGTGGGCCGTGACGCCGATCTACACCCCGGCGGCTCCGCTTCCACAATAGTCCCTGAACACCTTCCAACAAAAGAGGAAAAGCAATGAACAAGCTGCTCCTGTGTGTGCTGTGCCTGCTCGCGGTCTTTGCGGCCGTGCCCTGCCTCGCCGATACCGTCAACGGCGTCCTGGCCGAAGAGCGGGTCGTGAACCTGCCGCAAGACCAATGCAAGTGGTATGTGAGCGTGGTCGGCAATCCGTCCGATGCCCGCTACAACGAGCTTGTCGGTTGGTTCGACACCAACGCCAGCCTGAAGAAGCTGAAGAACCAAGTCCAGTTCTGCCCGGTCACGACCGACACGGCGATCTATCGGGAGCGTTACGCTCCCAACGTGAAGGGCCTGCCCACCGTGCGGATGCAGAAGGCGGACGGCACCGTGGTCTATGAGGCCGCCGGGAAGAACCTGCCCATGACGGCGGCCGGCTTGAACGGTGCCCTGGCAGGCGCGGTCAGCGAGGCCCAAGGGATTCGACCGATTCTGCCCTGGCGAAGAGACATGGAGCGCCGCTGCCCCGGTCCCTGCCCAAATCCGCAGCCGAACCCACAACCGCAGCCGGACCCCGCGCCACAGCCGATTGACGACGGCGGCACGCCGAACGTCCAGCCCGACGTGCAGGCTGAGCCGCCCCTTTGGGCGTTGACCCTGGTGTGCGTGGTCGGCGTGTTCGGCGGCATGGCCGGCGGCTACGGCAAGAAGCTGTACGCCAAGTTGAATCCGCCCGTGAAGTAGTCGCGTTGTCTGCATTTCCCATGAACTTTCGGCTGTCGCAGGACGGCCACCAACGAAACCCGGAGAAGAAAAGATGAACCCCACCGTCGTGATCTGGATTTTGGCCGCTGTGTGCGCCGTGCTGGTTGGACGTGAAGTCGGCAAGCGACTCTTCGACGTGAACGCGAAGTTGATGGCGAAGAAACGCGCCGCCCAAGTGCTGGCCGCCAAGCTGCGGGACAACGGCCTGAAGCTGTTGCCCTCCCTGTTGGAAGACTTCGCCGTGGGCGACGTGGAGGACATGGTGGAGAAGATCCACGATGTCGCCAAGTTGGTCGAGTCCGGCAGTGACGCCATCGAGAAGGAATTGGAGCAGACCTACGAGAACGTGCTGGACCGGAAACTCGCCACGCCCGAGGGCCTGGCCCTGATTAAGGCCAAAATCGCCGAGATCGAGGGTGCCCCGGCCGCTGCGCCGGCCTCGCCTGTCGCTCCGGCTCCGGCGGCTGCCCCGAGTACGGCGACGGCCGCTGCTCCCGCCGCCCCCGCCAAGTCGTAAGCCAACACACCGGCCGCACCACTCCCCACCTCGGGTGACGTGCATCATGGGCCGGTAGGAAAGAGGTCGGCCCTGCGGTCATACGCGGGGCCGATTCTCCGGCGGCTCCCGCAGCCCCGGCGCGAGCCGCCCGAGAATCGGAGAACCTTGCGATGAATCGACGATTGTTCCTCGCGCTGGCGATCCTTGGCGTGTTTGTGGGTTGTGAACAGCCGCAAACGCCCATGCCGCTCAACGGTCCTTGCAGGCGGCCCGTGATGCTCGTCTTCACGGCGTCCTGGTGCGGCCCGTGCAGGGAGCAGAAGCCGCTGGTGGCCCGGATCGAGGCGGCCGGCGTCGATGTTCGCCTCTACGACGTGGACGAGAACCCGGCGATCGCACGGCAGTACGACATCACGGCGACGCCGACCTACATCTTCTACCTGTGCGGACGAAAGCCGCTTCGCACGCACGACGCCAATGAAGTCCTGACGATCATCCGCAACGGCTGGGGTTGTCAGTGAGCCGCCGCTGCCGCAACTGCGACGAGCCGAAGCCGGCACCGGCACCGAAGCCTGTGAAGTCGGTTGGCTCCGGTCGTCGCCGAGAACGAAACACGAGGTTGCGCCAGGCCGAACGCCGAAGCAACCAGCGAGCCGCACTTGCCGCTGACCTACGCGAACCTGAGACGCAACCTCATTAAAATATGACGCCGCCCCATGAAGTTTGTGGACGAGTTGCGACAAGCCTTGGGCGAAGGATTAGAGAGCAGGAACCTGCGGTCGTGCAGCCGGTGGTCCGAACACCGGCGGGTGATGGGGGCACCCTTCAACGGTCCTTACAGCTTCGTGCGGCACCCCTGGTGCCGTGAGATTCACGACAGCCACGCCGCATGGACGATTGCGATGAAGGCCGCCCAGTTGGGCGTCACCGAGACGGGGATCAATCGTGCCTTCTTCACGCTTGACCAATCGAAACGGGACGTTCTTTACGTCCTGCCAACAGCGATCAACGCGAGCGACTTTTCCAAGGCCCGATTCGCCACCGCGCTGAAGCTCAGTCCTTACTTGAAAGACCTGTTCGTCGATACGAACACCGTGGGGCTGAAATCCACCGGCAGGAACGTCCTTTACATTCGCGGGAGCCGTGGCGACAGCAACTTGAAGTCCATCCCCGTGTCCGAGCTTGTCTTGGACGAGATGGACGAAATGGACATTCACGCGGTATGGCTGGCCCTGGAGCGACTGTCAGGCCAGATCGAGAAACACATCCTGGCGATCTCGACGCCGACCGTGCCGAAGTACGGCATCCACAAGCTCTACCTCACCAGCACCCAGGAACATTTTGTCTTTGAGTGTCCGCATTGCAGACGATGGACGGAGTTGGTCTGGCCGGACTGTGTGGAGATTATCGGCGAATCGGTCAATGACCCGCGCTGCAAGGAATCGTTCCTCAAGTGCAAGGAGTGCAAGCACAGGCTGGAGCACGAAGCCAAGCCGGAGTTCCTGGCGGGCGGCAAGTGGCAGGCGACAGAGCCGAACGTCTCGCCAGAAGAATCGCGTGGTTTTTGCATCAACCAACTTTACTCGTCCACGGTAACGCCGGGCGAATTGGTGATCGCCTACCATCGCGGACTCGGCGACGAGGCGGCGAACACGGAGTTCCATTGCAGCAAGCTGGGCGTGCCGTTTATCGGCGAGGGTGCCCAGGTCACGGACGCGATGATCGAAGCCTGCATCAAAGGGCACTCGATCAACGACACCCGGCCGCAGATCGGCGGCGACCGCTTGATAACGATGGGCGTGGACCAGGGCAAGACCGGCTACATTTCCGTCGTGGACTGGTTGTTCGATAGGCACCCCGGCACCGACATCAATGCGGCGGCCATCGGCAAGCTGTTGTGGTTCGGCAAGTTCTCCGGCGAGGAATGGGGGTATCTGGACGAGTTGATGCGGGAGTGGCAGGTCTTGGCCTGCGTCGTGGACGCGGACCCGTTCACCAATGACGCCCGCCGCTTCGCCAAGAAGTTTCACGGCTACGTGTGGTTGACGCGATACCGGCGAGGACGGACGGCCAAGGAAGTGACCTTGAGCGAGGAGGAGACGGGAGCACCCTTCGCCACGGTGGATAGGACGAACTGGCTCTCGTGTACTCTCGGTCGCTTCAAGAGCAATCCGCCGCGCATCCTGCTGCCACGCGACATTTCGCTGACCTACCGCGAACACATAAAAAACCTGGTTCGCACCTATAAGAAGGATGAAATGGGCAACCTAGCGGCCGAGTACGTGAACACGGGTGCCGACCACTTCGCCCACTCCCTGTGCTACGCCGACATCGGCCTGGCGTTGGCACCTATTTCGTCCGGCGGCGAAGACATCGGAAAAGTGACGTGAGAAGGACCAGTCATGCCTGACAGTGCAGTCATCAATCTGGTCGATTCGCGCCATCCCGGCTATTTGAGTGGGATGACCGACTGGCGCAAGTGGCGCTTGACCTACGATGGCGGCGACGAGTTCCGTCAAATCTACCTGGAGAAGTTCTCCGGGCGGGAAGACCAATTGGAGTTCAACGCCCGCCAGCAGGTGACGCCGGTTCCCAGGTTCGCAGGGGCGGCCATCAACGACATTCGCAACGCCATTTATCAACGCATGAGGGACATCACCCGGCGGGGCGGCAGCAAGGCTTATCAGAACGCCGTCAACGGCTTGAACCTCGGAGTGGACCGGCGTGGGGCGACGATGAACGCCTTCGTCGGCGTGAAGGTCTTGACCGAATTGCT